TCCAATTGTTGGCGCAATATTCGCAGCGGCAACAGTTGCCGCATCATTGATACAAATCAATGCGATTAATAATCAACCACAACCCAATTTTAGAAAAGGTGGTATACCTAAAAAGAATGATGGTGGTGTATTATCAGGACCATCCCATTCTGATGGTGGAATACAGGCTTCAGTTGGTGGATCACCAATAGAATTAGAAGGTGGTGAAATCATTTTAAATAAAGGTGTTAACGCTAATCCAAAATTAAGAGGTATTGCATCTGAATTAAATTCGATTACAGGTGGTGTATCATTTGGATCATCTGATCATTCAATAAGAAGTATGATTAGATCCAATATGTATGCAATGGGTGGAATTACAAGAGCACCTTTAAGATATGATATTGGTGGAATAGCCGGATCTGCACCTGTAAATGTTCAAAACTCAATAGATTTTTCAGAAATCCGATCTTTCCTTCAAACCGAACTTGATAAACCAAGAAGAAGTTATGTCATTGAAAGTGATATTACATCATCCCAAAATCAAACATCAGTTATTGAAAGAAGAGCAAAACTGACCTAATACGATAAATTACTATTTAAAAATAAATACTTATGAGCAAGATACCTATTTACGAATTTTTATTTGATGACCCCGAGTCTGAGTTATTGGGAATATCCATAGTTGATGAACCAGCAATAATGCAGGATTTTATAAAATTAAAAAATCAAGAAAGGGTAAATTTTAAAATCCAATCAGATGATAAACAACTATTAGTTGGTCCAGCAATGATTCCGGGTATGATGATATATAGGGTATCAAAAGAATATGGTGAGTACTACGGATATTTTACCTCAGATACCATTAGAAAGATAGTTTATAAATACTTCGCAACCGATTCGGTAAATAAATTTAATATAAACCATTCTGATGAATTAATCAAGGGTGTTATAATGGTAGAGTCTTGGTTTAAAGAAGGTGAAAAGGATAAATCATACCAATATGGTTATAACCTTCCAGATGGAACTTGGATGGTATCAATGCATATCCAAGATCCTGAGATTTGGAGTAGAGTTAAAAAGGGTGAGTTAAATGGATACTCAATTGAGGCTATATGTAGTCTTGCTGAGGAAGCATTATTCTCCAAATTTACAAGTGAATGTCCAATAACTGACGAGGATATAATAGTTACCGCATTTAATAAGTGGGTAAAAGAGGAACAATTAAAAGATGGTGAATTAGACATTGGTAAATCTTACAGGGTATATCAATGGGCAAGTGATTGCAAATGTCATAGATGCTCAGAATTAAAGGGATTAGGTTGGAATCTTGAAGGTGTATTACCCGAAGGCGCATTAAAATCAAAAATAATTAAATAAAAAATCACCCAGAAAGTGATTCGAGTCTATATAATAATATAATATAAAATCATAAAAAATATGAGCAAAAGTTTAATCGATAAATTGAAAGATATTTTAGATATCAAAACAACTGAGGTTGAGTTAACAACTGAGGTACTATTAGAGGATGAGGTTACAGATGAAACACCATCTACTGATGCACCAGTTGAGGAAGATCCAACAGGTGCAACATTAGAAGAGGTAATAGCAATTGTTGATGACCTTCAAGTTAGAGTTACAAATTTAGAAGCACTTTTAGTAGAGGCAAAATCTGTGACAGAAAAATTATCTAAAGTAGTTGATGTAATTAAAAATGAGCCGAGTGGTTCACCAATAACAAAAACGGATGTAACATCTGAAAATAAAACAAATTCTAACGAAGATAAATTAAAAGCATTCGGTAAGAATTTAAAGAAATAATAAAATAAATAAAATTTAAAAACTAATATGGCATTTTCATTAAGTGGATTGGCAGACTTCACCAACGAGTATGGTGCAGAAATGGTAAACAAAATGGTTGCAGCTGGAAAAACTTTCGGTTATGTAACTATTCAACCCGGAATTAAAACGGCAGACAAAATAAATCTTATCTCAAGCACGGTTGCAGTTGCGGCTGGTTCTTGTGGGTGGACGGCTAGTGGAACATCTACAGTTGGTCAAAAGACTTTAACTGTAACACCTTTACAGCACCAAGAGGCTCTTTGTATAAAAGACGCTGAAAAGAAATCATTACAATATTTGATATCACCAGGTTCAAAAGGTGATGACGAATCATTTGCATCAAGATTTGTTGCTGAAAAATCGGCACAACTTTCTTTGTATAATGAGAATTATTTTTGGACAAACGCAACTTATGGTATCGTACCACAACTTGTGGCAGTATCTGCTACAACTGTATCAATCGGTTCTGCAGGAACGGCAATATCAATTGTAAACGTAATTGGTTTTATTGATGATATCAAAACTAACATACCAGCGGCTATCGCTACAATGAAGCCTATATGTTTTGTTGGCACTGATACCTTCGATAAATTGGTTGTTGCTCTTAAAAACGCAAACTACTTCCATATCGATCCTACTGTATCACTTGATTATTCAATTGAATACTTAGGAATGACAATAGTAGGAACAGTTGGACTTAACGGAACAAACAAAATCGTTTGTACGGTTAAAGAAAACCTTTACTTAGGTACCGATTTAATGGATGAGAACGACAAATTTGACGTTTGGTACTCAAGGGATAATAACGAGATTAGAATGGCTGCATATTGGAAAATAGGCCAAACTTTCCTATTCCCAGATTTCGTAGTTGCGAAATACTAATAATAATATAAAAAATAAAAATATAAAATCATATGGCTTGTTTAATTAATGCTGGTGTACAGATTGGTGCTTGTAGAGGTGGAAACCAAGGTGGATTAAAAAACATCTACTTATCAACGTTTTCCGCAGCAACAACATTTTCTGAAAACGCATCAGAGGTGATTACAGGAACAACTGGTGGTACTTGGTATAAATTTGATTTAACCAAGCAAACATCTTCGTTCACTGATAAACCAACTGTAAACGTTGAGAATGATACGTTATTCTTCAATCAAGAGGTTGAGTTAATTATAAATAGAATGACCCCAACTTTGAGGAATCAAATGAAGGCACTCGCATCATCAAGAGTACATATTATCTGTGAAGATAATAACGGATATTTTTGGTTGGTAGGTAAGGATAAAGGAGCAGATTTAAGTGATGGAACTGGTCAATCGGGTGTTAAATCTGATGACAGAAATGGTTACTCATTAAAATTCTTGGCTCAAGAAAACTCACCAGTTTATAACTTAACCGCAACATTCCCGTCTAGCTACTAATAATAGTTTTTCGATAAATTTAATAATTTTCATTGTTATATTTAAAAGGGTATCCATTTATGGGTACCCTTTTTTATTTATAATACCAATCTATTAACCCTTTTGCTATTTCTTCTATTTATAATAAAATAGTCTATGAGTTGTCTAATAAGTAGTGGTTATAATTCAGCAGGAATCTGCAAAGTACCTGCAGGTATTGAAACAATATATATGATACCAAGACAGTATATATCAGGGTATTTTACCTATGATGCTAATAATGTAATAACATTAATTAGTCAGATTGGCCAAAATAAATTCTACCAGTATGATGTTAAACAACAAACGGCTGACTTTTCTGAAAAATTTGTTAAAGATACTAAAACAGGTTTATTCTATTTTGATGGTACACTAACCATCCAATTTAATAAGAATGGTTATGCACTGAGGGAACAATTATATGAGTTTATATACACCCAAAAGTTTTGTATAATATTCAAAACCAACTCAAACAAGTATTTTCTTATTGGTAAAACCTATGGTGTAACATTAGAAGAAGGTGATATAACATTTGGTAAAAAGTATGGTGATTTAGATGGTCACATTTTAAAATTAAAGAATAGGGATAAGGAATGTGCTCAAGAGGTAAAACTATCGGCATTTACCATCAATACCACTCAACGCATATTTAATCCTAATCTATTCCAATACCCAACAGGAGGAGCATAAATTATGATATACATAACAAAAAATCAGATTAATAATCTGTACACAACCGCAACTGAAAATTCTACAATACCATTATCAGGTATTACCTATCTATTTCACTTGTATAGTCATAACACCAATGAGAATTATTACTTCAATGTAACTAATTCTTCGAGTGCAACATCAAGATATGACCTATTTATAATTGATGAATCAACACTTGATTTAACTGAAGGCCTGTACGATTATACAATATACGAATCAGATACTATTACAGTTGATCCTAGTGGGTTAAATTCAATCGAAAAAGGTTTAATAACAGTTGATGATGGTATAAATGAAATCACCTATATAACAAGCCAAGGTGGTTTAAATTACAAAACAATATAAATCTATAAATGGAAGATAAAAACTTAAAAAAATCATTTCTAACCTTTTCAATTGCACAAGAGGATTCAATACCAAAGTTTGTTGAAGTAACCAATAAGGAATATGTAAAATATGGTAAGAAGAATGATTACCCATTGATGCTGATCGAACTTAAAAATTCTTGCCCATTACATAGTGCAATCATAAACTCAGTATATCAACAAGTAATTGGTGATGGAATCAGAATTAAAGATGGTAAAGAGGATGCAAAACTTGAAGAGTTTATAAATAAATCCAACTCCAAGAACGAATCACTTTGGGATGTTGCAAGTAAGATTGTATATGATTATATATTATTTGGTGGATGGTCATCATCTATTGTATGGAAAAAATCAAAAGAGAATTTTGAACTATATCATACAGATTTTTCAACCATAAGAACAGGTAAGGCAGAGCCATTAACAGGTGTTATAAATGATTATTATTTTTCAAATGACTGGGCAAAATATAACCCCAAGTATGAGATGGTTAACCCATTAAATACTGATAAAAAAAGTGGTACTCAACTTTATTACTTTAAAGACTATTCACCAAATAATGTTTATTACCCATTACCATTATATGTTGGTGGTGTACCTTGGATATTAATTGATACAAAATTGGCAGAGTTTTTTAACTCATACTTAGAATCAGGTTGTTTTCCATCCTTATTTATAAATTTAAATACGGGTAGAGTAACAGATGATGAGGCAAGTATCGTTTACAATGAACTGATGGAGCAATTTCAAGGATCATCAAAAGCTGGTAGAGTGATTATAAACTTTTCAGAGAATAAAGAAACATCACCCGATATAACACCATTGAATAGTAATGATGATGATGATAAATTTAAAAACCTGTCTGAGTTAACAATACAACAAATATTATCATCTTGGAGAATCACAGACCCTGAGATTGTTGGTGTATCTGTTCCCGGAAAACTTGGCTCATCCAATACCGCAGAATCACAAGAGTTATTCTTTAACACAGTTATTAAACCAATTCAAGGAAAAATTGAAAAGGAATTAAACTATCTACTTGGTTTAAATGGTTTTGAAAATGGTATTGAGTTTATATCATCACAACCTGTATCGTTCTCATTATCAGAATCAGCGTTATTACAAATCTTAACCATTAATGAATTAAGAGAAAAGATTGGTGAGGAGCCAATTATAAGTGGTGATGTATTACCAAATGGTATGGTACCAACAAACACAATCGATGATACACCAACTGATGATACAATGCCAGTTGATGAAACATCCAATGATTCAAATAATAAGATTGCAACCAACTAAAAATATGTCAACCAAAATACTTTTTATAAACGATCAATACCTAAAGGAGTTTTCTACTTTGGATATCAATGTAGATCCAAAATTAATAATATCAACCATAGCTATCGCTCAAGATAAATATATACACCCCTTACTAGGTACTGCATTATATAACGAGTTAAAGGGTCAGGTGGATAGTGGAACAACAACCACTATAAATTTAACCTTAATAAAGGAGTATATAAAACCTTGTCTTGCTCAGTATAGTTTATTTGAGTCAGTAGATTTTTTACTTTTTAGATTCTCCAATAAGAGTATTGAAAAGTTAAAATCAGATACTTCCGAGCCTATAAATTTAAAGGAGCTTGAATATATTAAAAATAAATTCCTTGCCAATGCTGGTTGGTATGGTGAAAGGGTTGTAAACTATTTATGTCAAAACCAAACCTTATATCCACTATACACCAACCCTGGTTCAGGATTTGATGTTATCAGACCAAGTAGGACAGGATATAGTGGTGTGTCAGGTATCTTCTTACCAAAAAAAGGAAAATACTTGGGTGATACAAGACCTGAATAACACTACATATATACCCAATTTATAAAAACTTCTATTTAAAATTACTATGCCAAGCAACAAGAATATGGTCAAACTGATCAACTATTTAAGAAAACATAACATCATTATAATAATTCCTCAGAATGTTAAAAAAACTAAGAAAAAAAATAAGTAACTATATATGTAGTGTTTTTAAATGTAACACCTGCAATTGCCAATCAAATGGTGACGAGCCTGTTATATATGGTGAGCCTCAAGATCCATACCCATTATCACCTGAGGATAGAGATCCCAATATTTATAACCCTAATGATCATATCAGAGACTAAATGACTATGGAAAACATTAAGGATAAATTTTCTGATCTTAAAGATCCGATATGGAGAGGTTTTTTAACCTTAATATTAGGGAGTCTTGGTATAATGAATGGAAGTATTATTAACAAATCGGATGATATTAAAACCGAGATTGGGACTATAAAAACTGAGGTTATTACTATTAAGGCAGATATGAATAACTACAAGGAAGAGTTAAAACGAGCTAATCAAAGAATCGATAATGTCGAATTTACTACAAGGGAAGATCGAAAGGATATGAAGGATGTAATCGATAAACTTCAAGATAAGGTCTATGGTAGGAAGTAAAACCTATCTAAGAGCTTATTTATTTTCTGCAAGTGTCATCATTTCTTCTCTGCTCATCCAAAAGAAGTTATTTTTAATGTCCCATAAGGTATCCTTGTAATCTACTTGTCTTAAACTGGACTGCTGGCTTTTACTATTAAAT